AATGCCGGAAGGATTACCGATAGAAGTTCGGGCTGTATGGCGTCAATTGGTGGAGATGACCAGTGGCGTCACATTTTCTCAGGACTCAATAGCTATTCTGGAAACAGCAAGGCTGATACTCAGGCAGGAAGCGTTTCACCTGGCGCTAGCAAGTGACCCAACAAACTCGAAGCTAAGCAATGATTCTCTGTCGGTCGGTCGCCAACTGATGAAGATGCTGGAAAAGCTCGGTCTTACTCCTCGCGACAGGCAGTCTCTTGTTGTCGCCAGGGAGGAGGAGCATCAGAAGAAATCGAGATTGCAGATGATCAGAGATCGGCAGTCAGGCAGGGGTGATAACTAATGGATCAGACAGAAAACGAAGGCCGACGACTCGGGAAGATGCGCATCACAGCGAAGATCCTTCGTCAGTGTTTGCGTCTTCCCCAGGATGTGAAGTTTCTGAATTACCGTGCGTCGGATTATTCGGGTGCCGCAGGAGTTGATATCGAGTGCATCATTGAGGCAGATGGGCTTGATTGTGTTCCAGATGGAAAACCGATTCCCAATGTTACACCGTGGCTAAAGACTGAGAAGATGCATTTTGACGACAACGGTTTCGTGGTGGATGTGGTTAAGTTTGATCGGTGGTATTGAATTGAGCGATGACCATAAGGCAGATGTTGAAGGCTACATTCGCGGAGTGACGGAAGGAACGATTGTCACTGGCCGGCTGAATCGGCTTGCGGTCTGGAGGCATCTGGACGATTTGGAACATCAAGACGAACGAGGTTTGCGATTCGATGAAGAGATTGCAATCAACGCCATCGAGTTCAGTTTGTGCTGTCGGTTGTTCGAGGGCGAATGGGCAGGTCAGATCCTACTGCTAAGGCCAGAACAGAAGTTCATTGTGTGGTGTTTATTCGGTTGGAGGCAGAAGTCAGACGACATGAGACGATTCAGACAGGGACAGCTTGAGGTTGGTCGCAAATGGGGGAAGTCCTCGTTTTGCGCTTATCTTGCGTGCCTGCTATTGTTCGCCGATCATCCGATTGAGCCAGGCGCTCAAGGTTATGTTGCTGCCACGAAGAAGGAACAGGCGCAGGTTGTATGGAAGTGTGCTGCGTCGATGATCGAAAAGTCTGAGGATCTTCAGGCGGAAGCTGTTATCAAACAGTCTAATCATGAGATCCATATTCCCGACTTGGAATCTGTGTTTCGTCCTTTGGCGAGCGATACGAAAAAGGTTGACGGGTTCAATCCTCACTTCATTATCAAGGACGAGGAACACGCATACCGCAATTATATGCGAGATTTCGTCAACACGTTATCGAGCGGTTTTGGCTCGCGACGGCAGCCATTGACAGTGACGATCACGACATTCGGTGATGAGACTTCGGACATCTGGCAATCGAGCCATGACTACTCTGTCAAAGTGCTGGAGTCGGTGATTACTGGCGAAATTGTTGATGATTCATGGTTTGCGTTTACAGCATGCGTCGATCGTGAGAAAGACATTCCCTGCTTCCGTTGCAAGGGTGAATCGTGCCCGTGGTGCGGTGGTTCTGGAACATTGCCTATTGATGATCCATACGATGAGTCGTGCTGGATCAAGGCTAATCCAGGTCTTGGGATTACGCCGAAGCTGGAGCGAATGAGGGAGTCTGCCAGACTTGCGAAGAATCGACCGGACAAGGAACCGGAGTTTTTCCAAAAGAACTTGAACATCGTTGTCAGTTCAAAAGAGCGGTTCATTGCGCCAGAGGTTTGGGGTAAAGGCGAGGAGCTGGCCGACAGGTCATACGTTCCAGGTCATGGCGGGATGGATTTGGGGCGGACAAACGACTTGGCGGCGATCGCTGGTTGCTGGCCGTTTCAGGAAGTTGACGACGAAGGCGAATCGTTTACTCGGTACGAGATCGAGGCGAAGTCGTGGACCGTGACGGAGCGTAAGCAATCGTTGAAGACATCACAGGTCGATCGCTGGATTGCTGAAGGAAAGCTCGAGGCCCACTCTGGCGAGGATGTGGACTTCACCGAGATTCAAGCTGAGATCCTTCGCTGGCACGCGAAATACTCACTACGAACATGGGCGTTCGACCCGACATTCGCTTCACAGATGGCGCAATTGCTGACTGCTGAAGGTGTCGAGATGTTTAAGTTCACGCAGGCCCACAAGTTCTATACGGAGCCGATACGTGAGTTCAGAAAGCTGCTCGGAAAGTACCGCAAGGTGAATGGCGTGTTGGTTCCGATGTTAAAGCACAACGGGTGCCCAGTTCTCGCATGGCAGGCCGGAAACCTAATCATCGATCGCAACGTCAAAGGTGAGATGATGCCCGACAAGAAAAACAGCGAAAGCAAGATTGATGCGATGGTTGCGGTTCTGATGGCATTCAGCGAGTGCCTGTATCACAGCGGAAGTACTTATTGGGAATACCAGCCAGGTTCACTGGCGATGTGAGGTGAGATGATGGGTGAAAGTATTCATTTACGAACAGCCGAGTTCATCAGATTGGATTCTGTTCCTCCTGGTAGCTTCAAGGCAAAGTCGTTGGGCTGCATTTGTCCAAAGACTTTCCACGGAGGCAACAACGAAGGCCGGTATGTCTCGCCGGTATGCCCATTCCATACGATCGACGTGTCAAAGGTAGACGATGGTAATTCTAGTCGTGACAGCACTGATTGATGGGCGACAGCAGGAAGTTCAGATCAGATATCAAATCGAGGATCGATAGATGGAAATGACTGAAACCGCATGCGGACTGCTGATCCCAACGGAGAAGCCAAAGCCGATTGAATTCGATTGGGACGAATACTACGAGAGGCATTCATGCTGCCCGCGATGCGGAACAACCGACTTTTGCGTGACGACGATGGGAACAATGGGGAACGAGGATCACAACCGTGTCAATTGCCGATGCGGATGGAATGGAACCGTCAACGAATTGGTTAGAGCCGATGCGTGGAGAGATTTCGAACATGCTCGACCAGACATGCCCGGTTTTTACTGGGTCCGTCGCTCGAATGAGATTGTCGACTTAGCGTACTGGGCGTGCTCGCCATGTAGGTTTCAGTGGGCTGACACGGTTGGCGACCGTGAAGGGTTAAACGTCGACTATTTTGATGACGTGACTCACTGGGCGGATATTCCAACAAAGAAGTTTCCTTCATGACTGAAAAGATTCAGGCGGTGATTCTGTTGGTGGCGTTGCTGATGCTTGGGTATGGGCTCTGGCTCATTGCTCCTGCTGCAATGTTCGTCGGCGTTGGTGGTTTATTGATGACGTCAATCGTTGTGACGAGAACGGTCAACAGTCACGGCAAGCGTGTCCAGAAAGGCTAATTGATGCTCGGAGCAATTCTAGAAGCACTCGTTCCGAGTCGTGGAATGTATGACCAGATGGACGACCCGAGCAATCGCGCGCCGTGGTCAGACTTCTGGTACACGCCGCTTGGCATTCCCGAGATTGCTGGTGCACCAACGGCGAACGGTCAGCTGTTCGTCAGTGGATGCTTTGCGGCAACTCGGTTGCTGTGCGGAATCGGAGCGACATCACCACTCAATTTGATGCGGAAGCGAACGGTAAACGGTCGGTTGCGTCGAGAGATTCAGGACGATCACCCAGTCCACAAACTTTTGAATGTCAGGCCGAATGAAGACCAGACACCTATTGCATGGAAATCTCAGGGAATTGGCTGGCAGGTCAACTGGGGTACGGGGTTCTCTGAAATCCAAACCGACCAATACACTGGATCTCCATGCGGATTGCACTCAATCCATCCAAAACGGATGAGGCCATTCCGAGACAGCGATCGGCATCTCTGGTGGCACGTCACTCAGCCGAACGGGCAGACTGAAGACCTGAAGGATTCTGAGATCATCCGGATGCCGTACATCGTCTCTGAGGACGGCGGTATCACTGGACTTGGCGTGGCATATCAGGCCATGAAATCTATCGGGTTGTCACTGACAATGGAACGGGCGGAAACACAGGCATCAAAAGCCGGTGTACCTCGGATCGTCGTTGAAGCGCCGAAACCAATGCAGCAGGATCAGCGAACAGCGTTTCGTCGTGAATGGAATGAGCTCTACGAACAAGGCGGTGAATCTGTTGCCCTACTTACAGAAGGGGCCGCAGCCAAGCCACTCGACTGGAAGATGACCGACCAGCAGCATACCGAGCGACGGCAGTTTCTCATCGAAGAAATGGCCAGATGGTATGACGTCCCTCAGGTCATGCTTCGCCGTGCAATCAAGGAACTGGCTGGGAACGTCGAGCAACAGGGTATCGACTTCAAGACGTATTCTCTGAGGTTCCTGGATGTCTGGCTGCAGGAACTGGCATACAAGCTTCTCACGCCTGATGAGATTTCTGCCGGGTTTTATTTCGCGTTCGACTTCGCAGACCTGTTGCGCGGAGATTTGAAGGCATTGAGTGAATACTATCGGTCGATGAACGCAATCGGTGTTTACTCGGCAAACGACATCCTCGATCGACTCGGAGAGAACCCACACGACAAAGGCGACGAATACTTCGTGCAAGGAGCCATGCGACCAATTGACGAACCATACTCGACCGGGACGACTCCAAAGGCGGCAGCCGAGCCTGACGGAGACGAGGAAGATGACGAGCCAGCGGACGCGGAAGATATGGCCGACGAATCGAGCGAGCAAGGCGAGGAAACCCCAGGAGAACAGCCAAATGACAAGACCAAGCAGCAGGTAGCGAAGGCTGCAAAAGCGGTTCAGATTATGCTGACGTCGACATTGGAGCGATTTGCGAACAAGGAAGCGAAGGCTGTCTCAACTGCGGCATCGAAGCCTCGTGAGTTTACCGACTTCCTCGAATCGTTCTATTCGCATCATCAATCACAAATGGAAGAAGCTCTCGGTCCAATCTGCGAGGCTGGTACTGAACTTGGAATGGTGATCTCAGCCTATTCGGTTGCCGGTGGATGGTGCGTTGATTCAAAGTCCGCGTTGGTGGCAATCACCGACACGGCAACGATGACAACATTGTCAGACGAAGTAGCGTCGACGGTGACTGCATGGCCTGAACGTGTTGGCGGTTGCGTTGCGACCTACACGACGATTGCCGGTTGAACGGATTCAAGAAAAGGAAAACAGCAATGCTCCCACACATCCGCGCGTTTTTGTCACAGCCACACATGCTTTCAGAGCAATACGAATCGTTGCTCGAAAAGATGGACACCCCTATCAAGATTTTTAACGCCCAATGTCCAATCAAGGCGGCAGAGTCGCAGCTGGCGATCGCTGGTCAACAGGCGAAAACGAAGAAGTTCACTGCTGTTCTGCCGCTGTTCGGGGTGATCGATCAGCACGGCGGATGGATGGTTGACCTATTGGGCGGTACGTCGCTCGATGCCTTCAACGACGCCTTCGATATGTGCATGAGTGAGGACCGGATTTCGAATATCTTGATCCATGCTCACACTCCAGGTGGTACGGTCTATGGAGTGAAGGAAATGGGAGACAAGATTTTCGCGGCCAGAGGTACTAAGCCAGTTTGCTGCATCGCCAATTCCATGCTGGCCAGCGCCGGTTATTACATCGGGTCGGCGTGCGATCGAGTGTATGCGACAGTTGGCGCTGATGTCGGATCTGTTGGCGTTTACCAAATGCACTTTGATCAGTCGAAAATGCTGGAAGATGTCGGTGTGAAGGCAACCATTGTTCGCGAGCCGGAATTCAAGGCGGAGGGAAATCCATACGAGCCGCTGACTGACGCTGCAGTTCAGGAGATGAAATCAGACGTCCATCGGATCTACCAGCAGTTCACATCAGACGTGGCGAGGTATCGTGGAATGGATGCCGGAGTCGTTCGTGATACGTTTGGCAAGGGCCGCACAATGGATGCGACGTCTGCTGCCAAGTGCGGAATGATCAACCGGGTTGCAACGTTCGGCGAAGTACTGTCGCGGATGCAGGCCGGAACGATTCGGCCAGGTGCCCCGATGTCGGCTCTCGACGAATGGGATGGCCCAGTGTTGGAAGAATTCGATTCGGCACAACGACGTCGCAAGCTGGCATTGTCCGACTTCAATTGAGCAGGGAGGCGATATGGTTGCAGCGATCAAGAGCGCGAAGAGGGCTTGGCGTCCGTGGTATCTCATGGCTGACAAGCCGATTTGCCCAACGTGCGGAATCCCATGCAAGGCTGAAACGACGCGACATCTGTCTGATGGTCGGATCGTTCAGCAGCGGTATTGCCCGAAGTGCCGTCATTCGATGAAGACTCCGGTTTAACCAGTTGTCCAAACCTTTGGACACAACACACGAAACGGTATTCCTGTTCTCTGATGACTTGCCTTTAATTGGTCACACAACCTGATCAAGCCGCGTGCGACCCTGTTTGCCAATGTTGAACAGACGCTGCGGGCGAAACTCTCAACGGGTGCCATCGTTGCCCACGAAGTTTCCAACCGTCCAAACCTATCAACACGGTTTGCGGTGGACTCGTGGCCACACTCTTTCAGGCAGACCCCTCGATTCCATCGCACAGACAAGGAATCGAGCGACATGGACCCACGAATTGAGGAATTGCGCAACCGCGCGACAGAACTGAAGGCTCAGTGCAAAGCTCTGACCGACAAGGCCACTTTGAGTGCCGAAGAAAGTGCCGAGTTTGACAAGCTTTTTGCCGAACTCGAAGGCATCCCGGCACAGATCACTGCCATCGAGCAGGAGAAACGAGATCAGGACGACCGACGCAAGAAATTGTCGAAGGCATCCATCGCTCCTTCTCCTCGGCGGGCTGCAAGTGATTCACTTCCAAGTTCTGGCGGTGCTCCGTTTGTGACCGAGCCTCAATTCGAAAAAGACCCCGCGAAGGGATTCAATACCCCTCGCGAGTTCATGTTGTCTGTTATTGAAGTCGGGATGAATCCAGAGAAGCTGGATCAAGATCATCGACTGAAATATCTGACTGCCGGTTCCGATGAAAATCGCGGCAACAGTGATCCAGCCGGTGGCTTCCTTGTTCCTGAAGCCTTCTCTCCGGACCTGTTGACGGTCAAGGCTGAGGACGACTTTATTGGTGCATTGACGACAAAAATCCCAATGAAGTCGAGCATCGTCAAGATTCCAGCTCGTACCGACAAAGACCATACAACGAGCGTCAGCGGGGGTTTGACTGTCACCCGTAAACCGGAAACGGTGCCTGCTGGTTCGTCTGTCATGACGGTTGAGCAGGTCGTTTTGCAGGCCGCAAGCCTGTTTGGCTTGTCCTACGCGACCGAAGAATTGCTGCTTGACTCGCCAATCAGTTTCGCGGCGATCCTGGCATCTGGCTTCTCGGAACAGTTCGCAGCTCAAATGCTGAAGGAACGAATTCGCGGTACAGGCGTTGGCGAGTACCAGGGCGTTCTGAATGCACCTGGAACCGTGTCGGTTTCCAAGGAAACCGGCCAGGGTGCTGCAACGATCCTCAAGGAAAACATCGACAAGATGCGTGCTCGATGTTGGGGTTACGGAAAAGCGGTCTGGATTGCGAACTACGACACTCTTCCACAACTCCGCAGCCTTGTGCAAGCGGTTGGTGTGGCCGGTGTTCCGGTTCCATACTTCGTGACCGACACGAGCGGAAACGCTTACCTCGACGGTCGTCCGCTGATCTTCTCCGAATTCCCAAGCACGCTCGGGACTGTCGGCGATTTGATTCTGGCGAACTGGTCGGAATACCTGGAAGGCATCTATCAGCCAATGCAATCGGCTGAATCGATGCACGTCCGATTCATCAATCATGAGCGAACATTCAAGTTCTGGACCCGCAACGCTGGTCAGTTCTGGTGGAAGTCGGCTTTGACTCCTCAGAACGGGACTAACACGTTGTCGCCAGTCGTGACGCTCGCCACACGCTCCTAATCGTTGGGGCCACATACGGATTTTCAAATCACTTAACTCCCTAACGGAGAAACGCTATGGCTAGTGCGGTTACGACGTCAAAAGTCTTCGGCAAAGGCGCTCTCAAGCTGTATGACCACGACCCCGGTGGTACTGGTGCTGTTGTTGTCAGCGGTGACGGCGGGACCACGAAGAACTATCTGGATATGACCGGATATCAAAACTTCGCGGTCGTTGCGATGAACTCGGTTTCAACCTCTTCCAGTGGTCCAACGCTGGTTGACATCATCGCGGCTGATGACACAAGCGGGACAAATGCGACCGTGGTTGTCTCGTCTGGAACAGTGTCGAGTACCCATGTTGGCGACAATGTTTGCGTCGAATGCACGGCAGACCAGATTCGTGAAGTGTCAAACGCAGCTGGCTACAGCTTGCGATATGTCACGGCACGAATTACCTGCTCGAACGCTGGCGATGAATGCGTTGTCTTGATGGGTCGCTTCAATCCGCGTGCCCCTCAATCGGCTCTCACAGCGAATTACATTCAGTAAGGATGACTCGTGGCCAAGGCTGATCAGAAGCAGCAGTCTTCACCTGCAGCGAACAACTCGGATGTCGATCTGGCGTCCGAGTTGTTCGTGAAGGCGTGGGCTCTCAATACACCAATAAAAGTTGAATACCTCGCCGAACAGTGTTTTGTGGCGGCGGAGGCTTTCAACGCGGTTGCGGACAAGATTCGCAATGGAAACTCAGCAGAAGATTTGATTGCCGAACGACAACTCAGCGCGGAAACAGTCCCTGCTGAACCCCAGAACGCTGGCGGCGATTCAACCACCAAATAGAGGAAGGTTCGATCATGGCTTCACGCGGTTATACGACTCCCGGATCTCGACGGACAAGCTTTTACGACCCAGTTCTGAACACGGCCTACCCGAATTCGCTTTGGGCTGATTGCCCATTGCTCGAGTATGTCCATGATCCCATGATCGGAACGTACCTCAATGAGTCGTTCCAGTCTTATAACGCCACGGCGACGACTGGCGATTACCTGTTGACGGCAGTAACAACCGGAACAGCGGCGATCAGTACGACCTATCCTGGTTGCATTGCGATTGACGCCGGGGCCGCAACTGCTCATCAGGGTGCACAGATCCAGCGGTTGAAATCCATGTTCCTTCCTGCGACTGGGAAAGACCTGTGGTTTGAAGCTCGTGTGCGGATGACGACCGCAATTATTGCTGAGTTGTTCATCGGTCTTGCCGCAAGTGACACGACGATCATCGCATCTGGTGCCATGAACGTGAACAACCACCTTGGCTGGAGCTCGGTCACGAACGATGGAGTTCTGTTGTTCGATGCGGACAAGGCTGGAACAGGTACGACGATTGCGGCAACGTCTGTTAGTACGTCGGCATGGGTCCGCCTCGGGTTCAAGTACGACGGGACCTCAGACACGGTTCAGCAGTACATCAACGGCGTGGCGACTGGTTCCGCGATTGCGACGACCTATATCAGCAAGTCCGCGATGTACCCGACTCTGGTTTGCCAGGGCGGTGGAACAGGTCAGCCAGTCCTGAATGCGACCTATCGAGCGTTCCAGCTTCGCTGAGTTCACTTCATTCAACTGAACGGAGGGTTCTCGCATGGCAGGATCAAGCCTCACGGCAACGTACGACTTGGGCCAGGATGGTTTTGGCGGTCGGTCGACAATCAAAGTCATCACAATTGCATGGGTGTCAGACTCAGCAACGGGTGCGGCATCAGGCACTCTGAAGAAGATTGCAGGCCGCTTGGTCAAGGCCGTCACAGTCCCAAGCGGAACGGCTGCGCCAACTGACAACTACGACATCGCGTTGACTGACGAACAGTCCGTAAATGTTCTTAGTGGCTCACAGTCAACGTTGCTGGATCGAGATACGGCAAACACAGAGGAAGTCTATTTCCTCGTGAAAGATGCTGCAGGCACTCCGCTTGCTCAATCTGTACATCCGCTGATTTGCAATGCGCTGACGGTATCGATCACGAACGCAGGTAACTCGAAGGCTGGCACGATCTATCTCTACGTGGAGTCGTGACCAATGCTCGGAACGTTCTCAGGTCGTCCACCATTTAAGACGCTTGTGCCTCGGTACGAGTTGGTCAATGGTCCGTCCGCAGAACCGATGCACATCACTGAAGCAAAGCAGCAGTGCCGTCGGGCATTGGAGGAAACTGCAGAAGATAGTTGGTTTGGTAGAGGTGTTGAATCGGCTCGATATCAAGTCGAAACAGACACATGTCGATCAATCGTCTGGCAACGATGGAAGATGTTTCTCGATCGCTGGCCGGACGTCATCAATATTTACAAGTGCCCGGTTCGCGAAGTCGAATTGATCCGATATTTGGATCTCAGTGGAAGTGATGGAACCTGGCAAACGGTTGATTCATCCGCCTATACGGTCAGCTATACCGAGCCGTGTCGGATTAATCAGTCGTACGGCCACTACTGGCTTCCTGCGAGATTCCAGATGGGATCGATCGAAGTCACGTTCACCAGCGGCTGGCTTGTTCCATTCACCGCAGACAGTTCATCGGACACATTAACGTTTATCGATTACGAACCGACGAACGGTGATTCGTTCAGGCTGACAAATAGCGGCGGAAATCTGCCGAATGGCTTATTGGAAAGACGAACTTACTACGTCGTGCAGTCCAGTGGAAACACATGCAAACTGTCGGCGACATCTGGCGGTTCAGCGATCGATTTAACCAGTAACGGGGCCGGACTGCATTACCTCGGCGAAGTTCCTCAGCCAGCAATGCAAGCTATGCGAAAACACATCGCGAAAGAGTATGCGGACCGCGAAGGATCAGCGAACGCGGCAGCATGCGAACAGTCGTATTTTCAAAGCCTCAGGGCTGTCTCGTATACGGGGCAACTTTGATGTTGAGGGGGAAACTTGAAAACGGTGCTGGGCAGTTCAATCAGTTAGTCACTGTGCAGCAATTAAAGTCGACGATAACTGAAGATGCAGCTGGGCACATTGACGAAACGGATACTGCGAACTGGGAAACATATTGCGAACGATGGGCAAAGTTGATCACTCGAGGTAGTCGTGAGTTTTTGGTTGGTGATCAGCAGGCGGCAACAGCAAATCCATCGGTGCGAATGCGGTCAGATTCGAAAACACGAGAGATCACAACTGCGATGCGGTTGTTAGTGAAAGGTCGAGTTTGCAGCATTTCTGAGCCTCCTCAGGATGTTGGTGAAGAGCGTGAATTTGTCGAGTTTGGATACGTGGAAGTGAAGTCGTAATGCCTGGAGCAATATTCGTTCTGACGGGACAGAAGGAACTCGACAGGAAACTGTCAGAGATGAGCAGATCGGTCGTTCGTAAAGTGGCCGCGCCTGCTGTTCAGCGAGCGTTGACGATAATGAAAAAGTCGATTCAGTCGGAAATTCCACCGAAATACAAGTCGGCAAAGCGATCTATCGGAAAGAGATTCAACAAGGCAAAAACTGGCGGCAACAAGGGAATGGTAGTTGCCAAAGTCGGCGCTGGTGTCGCGGCGAAAACCAAAGCAAAAGCCGTTGACAGAAAAGGAAAACGCGGTGTCGGCCTATCTCCTCGAAACATTCACTGGGCGATCCTCGGAACGCAGAGAAGGCAGTCGAAAAAGACGAATGCAGATCGCGGAAAGATGCCAGCGACACTTGCGGACGTCGTGAAATCAGGCATTGCAAAGTCGGAAGGACAGGCAATGAGTCAGATGGTGCAAACGATCCGCGCTCGAATCAAGGAATTCGCGAAGTAACGACATGCTCACTCACGGAATCAGAACACTGCTACTGCATCAGCCCGAGATTGTCTCGCTGGCTCCGTCGCAGACCGTGAACCGCAGAAGCACGCCGGTAGTTTTTTGTGACAACGCGCCGCAAGGCGTCAAGCCTCCATACGTCGTGATTCACGCAATGGGAACCGACCCAATGCTGACAATGGACACTTACGATGAGTCGCTGAAGTCCGACGATATAGACATAGACGTGGTGGCGTATTCAATCCCGCAAGCGAGAGCATTAAGCGAAACGATCAGGCAATACTTTGATGACTATCGAGGAGTGTTCGCCACCGGAACAGATAAGGATTCAGCGAGAGATGTTGATGGATCGCATGGAAAGTATTTGATTGTTGGGCACGCGAACAGTCTTAATGGAATTGTGTTCGCGCCATTCATTCAAACGTACTACGTCGCCAATATTTCGCAATCAGAGTCGATGTTCGTCTATCTCGAAGACGGTGCGTCGATCAATGGCGATCCAGTCGACACGCCGCTGACGCTGGATGCCAACACAGTGGCAACGATCACAAGTGTCAATGTGCCATTGAAGACATACTCGGCGACGACATCGACAACGAACGTTCCTGCGGACGTGGTTCATGCTGTTTTATGGGAAGACGAAAACTACACATACGACTACCCGTCAGAGGGTGGCGACACCAAGTACCACATCATCACAACCAGTTACCAGATTCAATCTGAACAAGGAACATAAACATGGCCAAGTACGGTTGCAAAGGCACGGTATTACTTCAATCGGTGAGCAGCAGTTATGTGGCTGTGGCTCAAGTTCTGTCGATCGACATCAGCGGAGAGGAGTCGGAAACATTCGATTCAACTTCGCTGGATGGTGGCGTCTACAAGACCTACGCACCTACCGGATTCACTGAGCCTGGTGATATCTCGGGAGAATTGTTCTACGACCCTGCGTTGACCAGTCATACGAACTTGACGGGTCTTGCGGCGGCTCCGGTTGCCACGAACTTCAAAGTGACGTACGCGGATGCGGCACCGACTTCGATCATTTCGTCGTGTGTCGGGTTCGGTTTTGACAAGAAGATCGCAATCAATGACGGGCTGAAGATGTCATTCAAGCTCAAGCGATCTGGTGCGCCCACATAAGGGATGATCTGAGATGAAATGCAGATATGTACTTGACGTTGATTGTGACGTCTCGAAGTTGCCTGAACACGAGCAATCGCTGCTTGCGTTTAAGACAGACAAGAAAGGCATCCCTGTTCCGTACTTTCCAAAAGGCACGGTTCGAGAGGTCGAAGATGCGTTCAAGCTGTGCCAATACGGGATTGCCGAGCCTGCCGATGACGAATGTGCGGAGGCACTGGGCTTGAACGAAGCGGAACAGAAAGACCTGCAACGTCGATACCAAAAGCAACTTCTCGGAATCCATCCAGACGACTCGGCTCTTTACGACGCTGGTGTCATGGTTGGCTACAACGCGGACGGGTCGATGAAGCCTGGTCCAAAGTGGGACGAGTATCAAGCCGCACTGAAGCAGGCTGAGGAAGAAGAAGAAAAGGATGTTGTCTGATGGCTGTTTTGGACAAGCTTAAAAAGCGTCGGTGCTATTCGATCACAGTCAACGATGAACAGATCAACGTTCGGTCGCTGTCATACGGTGAACTGGCTCGGCTCGACAATGTGAAGACGGAAGTCAAGCCGGGTTTCATCGTCGGCTGTGCGGTTCTGGAAGACGACGGAAGTCGGGCGTTTTCTCAGGCTGAAGGCGAATCTGACGACGATTTCGCAACACGGGTTGCCGCTGAATGTCCTGATGTTCCGTCAGACACATTACGACTGTTGAGCGACACGATTCAGAAGCTCAATCACTCGTTGCCGACACAGGAGAACCTTCGAAAAAACTGATAAAGGACGAGCAGGCGAGATTTGCGATTCGGCTTGCTCGTTCGCTCGGAAGATATGACTGGTGGAACGTTTACTGGGAGCACACGCCGTACGAATGGGCACTTCAGAAGGCTGCGTCAGAAGTTGAGCCTTTCGGAGAAGAACGAGCGGATTTCAGGGCAGCAGTCAACACAGTTCAAACGCTGATGGCTTTCACAACGAAGCCATTGGAAGCAGATGTGATCAACAACATTTTGCATCGACTTCGGTTCTATTTGCCAGTGAATGCAGTGAAAGAAGAGACGATCAGTCCTGGTCAGGCACGGAAGCTAATTGAGGATTTATAGCAATGACTGCTGTCGGTGACTTAGTTGCGAATCTGTCGTTGAACTCGCAAGGGTTCTCGAAAGGTTTGCAGCAATCACGATCATCGCTTTCCTCATTCGGGTCGTCATTCTCTGGACTGATGGCGGGTGGCGTTGCTGCGTTTGGATCTCTTGTTGGTGTGGCCGGTGGAATCTCGGCGCTCGGTATGGGCGTCAAACTGGCTGCTGATGCAGAACAGTCTCAAGTTGCGTTCGAGGTCATGCTTGGGTCTGCTGGCCAAGCAAAGACCATGATCGCCGAATTGAAGGCGTATTCCGACAAAAGCCCATTCGACATTGCTGGGACTCAGGAAGCCGCGAAGAAGCTGTTGAACTATGGCGTATCTGCAGGTGATGTGCTCCCAACGATTAAGAAGCTCGGTGACGTTGCGGCCGGAGACAAAGACAAGTTTGACTACTTGGCGACGGCATTCGGTCAGATGTCGGCCACAGGTCGACTGATGGGGCAGGATCTGCTTCAGTTCATTAATGCTGGATTCAACCCATTACAAGAAATCGCCAAAAAGACAGGCGAATCAATGGGTGATCTTAAGAAGCGGATGGAAGGCGGCGGGATCAGCGCAAGAGAAGTTGCAGGAGCTTTCGACTCTGCCACAAGCCAGGGCGGCAAGTTCTTTGGAATGACAGAGCGGCAGTCTGGAACGTTAGCCGGTAAGTTCTCGACGATGAAGGATGCGGTAGCTACGTCGCTTCGAACGATCGGCGAGGAACTTGTTCAGCAACTCAATCTGAATGATGTCGTCGACAACATGACATCCGCTCTGGAATATTTCCCGCAATACGCCAGCGAGGTCATTTCGGCTGTTGGCGAGGGATTCGTTTGGCTTCGTGATACAGCTGACGCGGCACTGATTGCGATCGGTGAATCAATCGGCGTCAATCTCGACCTGTCAACGGCGATTGCTGGAGTCGGTGAAGCGGTTGAGTCTGTTCCGTTTTTCTTCCGCAATGCAACTCCATTGGTTGAGTCGTCTGTTATCGGCTGGAATTTGGCATTATTCGAATTGGTGCCAGGAACAGCCGACATCATGGGGCAGGTCGGAACATACTTTATTGCGACGTGGGACGGAATCTACGCCTCGTTTCTGCCATTTATCCAGAACATCATGGATGGCTTCAAGGAAATCGGAAACATCGCTACGGCGGTTTGGGCTGGCATCAAGTCAGGATTTACGAACCTGTCATTCAAGGACGCTTTCAACACGGCATTGGAGACGTTTGCTAATCAGGACCAGTCAACCAGCGAACACTTCACGACGGCGTTCGGCAAGGCATTCAGTGAGACGGCAGCGAATGCGACAGAGGGGATTGCGGATCAGGGCGGCTACGCTCAGATCCTGAAAGACCGTCAAGCGTCGTTGGTTGAAGGAATTGCACAGTCTGAGCAGAAGCATACCGAAGAACTCGCAGCCAAGATGGCCGAGAAAGTATCGACAGAGGCGTTGCCAGCTGGTGAAGGCTTCAATGCAGATGTTGTTTCGAAGAAGACCACAAAGGCGACTCGTGAGTCTAAGAACAAAGTGGCGTTTGCAGGTTCACAAGAGGCGGCTAACGCTCTGTCTCGCGGAATGAACGGCAAGACCGACAAGACTGAGGAACTGCTAAACAAGCAGCTCGAGGAATCGAAGAAGCAGACGACAGCACTGGAAACGATTGCCGGTGAATCCTCAGACTCAGGAAAGGATGTTTCCTGATGGCTGGACTCACGACAAACGTACGAAAGGCATCGAAAGCAAAGGCGTCTCTGTCGAATGAGGGCCGAATCTCTCGTGAATACACGATCACGCGTATGGTTCAGGCCGATGGGGAAATGACCGAATATGAAGTCGGAACGGAGCTTGGATATCTACTCGGTGAAGCTCATCCAGACGACTTCACAGCCAGGCTTGTGGACTTTGACATCGTTCGTGAGATGTCTCGTGGTGAACACTGCTACTGGACAGTGACGCTTCGCTATTCGACTCTTGGGACTCCGACAGTCAACAACTCTGATAGTCCATTCGATCAGCGAGTGAAACGATCGTGGTCAACGACTGAGCACACGATGTATGTGTTCAAGGACCGCAACGGAGACGTGATAGTCAATGCGGCCAATCAGCCATTCGATGGTGGAATTCCGGTAACGCTGGAACTTCCAACACTGACTTTTGAACGCAACGAACCGACATTCGATGGCGGTTGGGCAACGTCTCTTTCGAACTCGCTGAACAATGCCTACTACAGCGGAGCGGAACGCAAGACGCTCAAAATGAAGATTTCGGCAACTGAACAGTACGAGGGCGATTACGTCTTCTGGCCAGTGAAATACGAGATGGCGTACTTGCCAATTGGGTGGCAACCACAACCTCTTAATGCTGGTTTGCGACAATTGAAAAGCGGAAAGATCATCGATTGTGTGGATTCACACCTGAAAGCGGTTACTGCAGCAGTGCCTCTGGCACTAACTGGGGCACAACTCGCGGCAGCTGAACTTCCAGCGTCGGCAAATTTCATTGAAGTTGACTGGTTCGGTCAAATGAACTTCGGCGGGTTGGACCTGCCAGAATTAACATGACGGAGAGTGAAAGATGGCTGGAGCAAGTTGGACAGGTGGGACATTTAACCTCAGTTTGGGGTCTGTCACAAATCGGCATATCAGCAACTCTGCCGGTGACGTGATCGACACCGACAAGGTGCAGCCTTATCTTTCTAAGGGCACTAACTTCGCATTGGCGATCGGTGGTACTCCCGCGACTCGCGAAGAGATCGTTTATACCTGCCAGGGTGACGGCGACATTCGCGGCTTTCACGCACTGTGTAACGATACCGGGGCTTCGTCGTCGATGACATTCGACCTGAAGAAGAACGGAACGACCTGTCTGTCGAGCGTGATCACAATCACGAACGCTACAACCGACAAGGCAACTCAGGATGGCACGCTGAGCGTTACGACATTCACAACTGGCGACATTCTATCGATTTCACTGACGGTTTCCTCGGCGACTGGCGCTCAAGGCCCATACGCTTGGGTGACGCTGACAGAAGACGTTGTTCCAGCGAGCTAAGGCGGTGACTCGTGGGAGCGCACAAGGGATCGAATACGATCACCGATCAGGGAATCAAAACCCTGCGGGAAGTCACGCGCCGTGTTCTCGGGTCCGGCAAGGGTGCTGGAGGGTTCTACGGCGAGGCTCATTCACCTGACGGTACGTGGTACTGGGCGAAGGTTAAGATCGGTTCAGAAATCACCGCCGGAACCTTGGAAGCCCCGACAGAATTTCTGTTTGATATCTGGTTTCCAGACCCGGACAGCACAGACGATCCTCGGCCATTTATTGTGACTGACAACGATGATCTAAAAAGCGTAACTGGCGTAAATCGATCATCGATGGAAGCTGCTGAAAGCATCCTAATAAAGGTCGAATACGCTTATGGAGAGTGGTCTCCAAAATGGATTGACTGCCCAACATAAAGGCGACAAGTAGATGCCTGCCGGTGCCGGATGTTGTTCGAACGGCTACACGACTCGAAAGTATGACCTAGACGGGAATACGATCTGGAAGTCGAACTATTACCAGCGAGTTCCGGTGACGGTGAAGGGAACTATTGACGATGTGCTATACGTCTCAACTGCCGCATTGCCATCGAATACCTACTCCAATGGAACAGCCGGAGTTGGTGCTACGCTGACTGCGACTGCAAATGGAACGCTAACTGTTGGTGGTCATTCTGTAAACAACGGAGATGCGGTACTCATCAAGGATGAGGCGGCCGCAGAGAACAATGGTGTCTATCTCGTCACCAGCAAAGGTAGTGGTGCGACAAAATACCTACTTACTCGCAGAACAGACTTCGACGAAGACACCGAAATCAAGTACGGAAAGAAAGTCTATGCGTCAGTATCGGATCAAACCTGGGTTCTGACGACAGTAGATCCAATTACAGTCGGAACAGATGGGCTAACATGGTTGCGACTCACTGGATCAAAGTATGGAACCGTGAACGCGCAGGCTGTGGACGATTCGCGTGTATACGTCGGAGGAAGCCGCGTTGTTAAATCAGACTCTCACGCATGGTCTCTCGTCTGCTTCGACATCGAAACCGGAGAAACGCTTTGGGACTATGACCTTGGCAAGACGTGCTGGAAAATTGAAATTGATCTGTCGGGCCATATCGTTTGCATGCTGGAAACGGCGGCTGGCACTGCGGCGTATTCAGGAACAACTCTTTACGATCAGCACTTCATTCGCCTGAATACCGATGGAACGCTGATTGACGACATCTACTTCACTCAGGTGAATTCAACGGTTGTTGGCGGGTCTAATCCGGTAAACACGGTCGACTTCGTTATCAATGAGGACGGAGATTATCACGTACTCGGTATCGTTGACTCTACGAAGTTTCTTGCGGTCTACGAATGGGCAGATCCATTTTCATCGGCTCCGACTTTGCGAGAAATGGCGGATGTCAAGACCGTCCCAAATTCCATTCATAGGTTTGGAGGTGCTGATTACTTTCCTGGTCGGTCACAGAACTCTGTCATTGCTAATCAGTGGGTAAACTTAGCTCGGCAACAGGTTGACGCAGCAGCGCCAACGTCTGTATCTGATTTTGATTTACTCATTCCGCAGTGGTTGAAAGACATCACTGGGCTGCCGTTGGCAACGATTTCACCGACAGGAACAACTCAGGCCGGTGCGGCATTGCTTACTGTTGGGAACGACTATGCCCTTTGCGGTACTTTGACGGCATGCAATTACGCAACTGATGGGGTACTGCCGGCGAATACGTATTCAAACGGAGCTTCAGGAGTCGGCGCGACTTTAACGGCTACTGGCAACGGAGTCCTGTCGATAGATGGGACCGCAATGACGAATGGCATGGTCGTTCTCGTAAAGGATGAGGCAGTTGCTGCGAACAATGGCGTGTACAGCGTTACAACGCCTGGAACATCGGTGACGCCATACATCCTGACTCGCAATTCCAACTTCGATCAAAGCGCTGAAATGGTCTATGGCGCTGCGACTAGAATCACATCAGGTACGACGAACGCAAATTCCGTGTGGGTGATGACGGAAACTGGACCCATCACAGTCGGAACGGATGCCATCAATTGGATTGGCGGCACGGTAACGACGGGGGGCGTAAGGCTTCCATCCGGTTCAGTCGGCGACATCATCACATTCACGAATACGTCGAAGCTACTGAGTGGATTCTCCCCGACGATTACCGTTTACCCGCCGTCTGGTGGAAAGATCGGAGTCAATGCAATAGACGCTGGCCAATCGGTGCTTCGCGGACAGATGTTCGTTTGCTGCGGCGGCAACAACTGGATGGCCCTGACTCCAGACTATCAGAATGGTTTCTATACCAACTGCGGAGTAGACGCGGATGGGAATATTATTGCCACTGGGCAGGCGACTGCTCAAACGTGCTGGATTAAGATAAATCCTGACGGAGTGATTCTATGGAAAACAACAGAGCGAACTCTTCAAGTCGTCGTCGACGCTGACGGAAACAGCTATACGTTCATGACACGAGACGCATCTGGCCTAACTGTTCGAGCCAGAGATCCAGACGGTGCATGGTTGTGGGGGCATTCTCACGCTGGATGCCTCACTGCGACAGGGACACGTTCTTACACGTTATCAGCGATCGACATGGATCCGGATGGATTACACGTCATTTGCAGCGGAGGAGGCGGAAATACCGTTGCTGGAGGTCCGGCGGTCAAGGCCAACGACATTGACTTCGTGGATGAGTCTTTAAGCTGAAAGTTATTCAACTGCCGGAATGAGACGCGGATTATTCGCTACTCGTCGGGGCTGGAGTGGGAGATCAGCGCGATCTAACAGGTTATTGGGAATTTTCCCAACACTTAGACATTTTTGGCGGATTGATCTGGAACAATCGCGAGCCAACAGACTACATTGCCCTTGCAATTTGGAACCAGCAATTGCACACTGCCGATCAATCAAACCCTTCGGGGATTGACTTAGCTCGCCATCAACTGCTGGTTCCAGTTTGTGGCGAGCTTTCTTTTTGAACGCTCGTGACGGCTGAGGATGATGCCGATTCGCTTGGCATGGCCCCGTAGTCACCATTAGCACGTCCAGGCAATCATGTTGCCGCTGGTTCCACGGAATCAATATCTCTGGAATACCCCTCTTAGATAGTTCTCCGGCAATATCGCCCATGATTCCCGCCAATTCCGCCAGAGACTCGGCGTAAGACCTCGCTGCATTCACGTCGACAGGGCTGATTTTGACACCCATTTTTAGCTCCGCCAAAAAATAACCGGAAAAAATTCTGGTTCGCAAACATAGCCACAGAAACGGGTTTTGTCAGAAAGCGAAATTATTATGGATAAAATTAATTAAATCTGGTTGACGTTTGGTTTTCATTCGATAACATATCCCAGCACAACACCAGCGGGACACGACAGTCCCAGCCAGTACCAGAAACAGCGAGAAGGAAAAATGGTTGCCTTGACGAAAAGAGCAAAGACGACGGCTCAACCGAGCTCAAATGAACCGGTTGATATTCACTGGATTGATTCAGATGAAGCAGCAGAGCGACTCGGCATCAAGCCAAAGACACTTGTGAACTGGCGATCAAAACAACTGGCTGATCAGCCTCGGTTCTACAAGCCTCCCGGCAAGACTGGGAAGGTTCGCTACAAGCTGCACGAAGTCGACGCGTGGCTTGAATCGCACGGCAAAGATTTTTGATCGGTATCGGCCATCCCAGGCCAACAAGCCAACAGTCCGTGAAAAGAGTGGTCAGCACTCTAAACCGTCCAAACGGCAAAGTGTAGCGAAAAGATTAAATAATTCGGGAACACGCAAGGAGGCGAGACGAAATGGCAATCATCACAGGGCTTTTCATGGCTCTTTCTTTTGTTGTCGCGGGTGCTATCGGCTTCCTCATGAAGATCAGCCTTGTCGACATGAGTCTCGAACTGTCGGAACAGAATGGAAGCAACGACGCCATCAGCCCTTGAAGGTTGAGTGACTTCGGTCCCGCAGGGATACGCGGGCCAACGACTTTCCCCGAAGTCGAAAATCTGTGGTGGTGACACTCGGGAAAGACCGGGCAAGACACGTCTGATTCTTTTTCACATCGCGGCTTTCTCGGATGAAGGTACGCACCATTTCAACATCAAACCGCAAAGGACAAGTGATGCCTGTTAAATCTGCCCCGCCAAGATCGAAGAAGGCTGCCGCCTCAACTGAGCGAGCGGTTGTCGTGACAACGTCGCATCGCGGAGTGTTTTTTGGATACGCAAAAGAGACGAGCGGATCAACGATCAAGCTGGCTCGCGCTCGCAACTGCCTGTACTGGTCATCCGACGTGAAAGGATTTATCGGGCTGGCTGCAACTGGTCCAGTGGCTGGCTGTCGCATCGGTCCTGCTGCCGACATTGAATTACGAGACATTACCGCCGTGGTGGAATGCTCCGAAGTCGCCGTCGCAAACTGGGAGGCCGCACCGTGGAAGTGATCAACCTCGTCGTGACCGAGCGACACATCAATATTGCGAAAGACGCCGGTGCGTGCTCGGAGGCACTCAGGCTTCTTAGGCCGGGAATGCCATTGCAGTCAGTGCGAACTGACTTGCTGGAATGGTTCGAAAATAACTTTCCAGACGAGTCCGCATCGCTCGCGGCCGACGCCGCGAAGCAGGCAGGAGTCAAAGGCAAAGTCGCCTTGAGCCTTTATGGCGATGGCTCTGGCGATGGCTATGGCTCTGGCTATGGCGATGGCGATGGCTATGGCTCTGGCTATGGCGATGGCTATGGCTCTGGCTATGGCTCTGGCGATGGCTCTGGCGATGGCTATGGCTCTGGCTCTGGCTCTGGCTATGGCTCTGGCTATGGCTCTGGCGATGGCTATGGCGATGGCTCTGGCGATGGCTATGGCGATAGCGATGGCTCTGGCGATGGCTATGGCTATGGCTCATCAAAGCAAATTGTTCAATCCGCTTAACAACTGGCAGCTTCGAAGGATCGTCGCACGCCCATACGCAAGGATGCCCGAAAATGCTCTCACTTACCCGCAGGCCATTACAGCGAGTTTTAATCGGCAAAGCTGGTGACATGCTGGACGGTCCGATCGTCGTGACGTTGGTCGACTGCCGCACAACAAAAGCGGTTATCGGGTTTGAGGCACAGAGAGACATCCTAATCCATCGTGAGGAGTACCAGCATGATTGCAACAGCCACGAAACAGCCGGAATCGATGATCGAGATTGCGAACAGGGACCGGAAGACGCTGAACGAAGTCTGTGAAGAACAACGGGCCGAGATCGTCAGCCTGAAAGAGCAACTCAAGTCATTCCAGTCGTTCATTGACTGGCGAAAAGACATCGAGACGGACATTCACGACGGTTGCTTCGACGAGAACGGTCGACAGATCAAGTCGTCGATCCAGCTGGACATCGGGGCTCAAGAGTGGATTCCAGGCGAGTGGTACGCACGGATGCACGGCGGCCGGTACTTCATCGAGCGGTTGGAGAAGGACATCTACACGGTTACGGAAGTGATCTGAAATGAACAACGAATCAAACCAATCCCCATGCTCAACGTTTACCGGCACAGAACTGTGGATCAGCAGAGCAGAGCATGACGCTAATGCGTGGCTTTCTGGTTCAGAGCCTGAGTTGCATGGGAAGACATTTATTGGTGGAGAGAATTGGATCGCTCCGGTTCCTATCGACATCCCACCCGGCCACAAAGCCAAGCTGACAATCGGCGAGCCTATCGACTGCCGTCCGAAGCCAGTGCCGGAACTGTGGGCATGGCATTACATGAACGGAAGGTCATACATCGGTCTTTCGTGGGCAATGTCAGTGATGCTGGATGAAGGCAGCCACACAATCGACTCACTGATTTCACGAATGCATAAATGCCGCATCGCAATCGACGAACATGGCATCCGGTTAATCGGCGAGCCGGTGCCGATCTAAGCGTCTCAGGGATGCAAAGGGAAATCATGCAACCGATTAAAGTAGCCTCTGCAATGTCTGACGAATGGTTTGCGGCTCGATCGAACAGTATCGGTGCCAGTGAAATCGCTGCTGCTGCTGGCTTGTCGCCGTATCAAACTCCGTTGGAACTGTATCACCGCAAGCGTGGTGAACTTGGACCGATTGAAGACAACGACGCGATGCGTATGGGGCGGTTGCTTGAGCCAGTCGTTAAGGCTGAGTTCGTACGCGAAACGAAGTTGGTGTTCTCTGATCCTATGCCAGCAATGTATCGGCATGGTACGTATGAACCGATCACGGCAACGCCAGACGGCATTATCGATGAAGACACTTTGTTCGAAGCAAAAACCGCATCGTGGCGAATGAAGTCGTCATGGGGCGAACAAGATTCGGATCAGGTTCCAGACCATTACTTGTGCCAGTGCCAACAACAAATGGCGGTCATGAATGCCAGTCTCGTTCATCTGGCCGTGCTGTTCGATGGTGCGACTCTCAAGACGTTCAAGGTTCTGCGGAATGACGAACTGATCAAGTTGCTGATCGCGGCTGGCCTGGAACTGTGGGAGCGAATCAGGGACGGACGGCCACCCGAACCAAACTGGGAACATCCATCAACGCCAAGCCTGATCAAGGAAATCCACGGAACGATTAACGACACGCGGATTGAACTGAGCGACAGCGAGGCGATGGCATGGTCTCGTTACGAGCGATACGGCGAATTCATCAAGCAGGCGACTCTGAAGCGTGATGAATTGAAGGCTCGCGTCCTGCATGGAATCGGTGATCACTTCGCCGGAATCCTCACTGACGGTCGCATGGTGCGACGCAAGGAAATAGCCGGATCGACATACACGGTCGAGCGGAAGCCGTTCATCGATGTTCGGTGTGTCAAAGCGGATAGCGGGCGGATTGTTGAACGAAACGAATCTCCAAAACTGGAAAGGACAGTATGAGCGCAACTATCGAAGTTAATGACGTGTGCGCGGTCGAGCACATTTCGATCCCCATTCCTGAAGAGGGCGGAATCGTTGTTCTGCGTGGCGTCAACGGGTCCGGCAAGAGTTCAACATTGCGAGCGGTTGAACGGTTGGCCACAGGGAAAGACCTGAAGCTTTCTCCGCGTGATGGTGCTCCACGGGGCGAAGTGTCTGGACGTGGCGTAACTCTGCGTGTGGCGAAGTCGATCACTCGTGTGGGTGAATTGGAGTGCGAATCACTCGATGGAAAGCTTTCTGTTGCCGAACTCGTGGACCCTGGTCTAAAGGGTGCCGACGAAGCTGATTCAAAGCGAATCCGTGCCCTGGTGCAACTGGCTGGCGTGAAACCTGACGTCAATATGTTCGCTGGGCTTCTGGACAATCGAGAAGACTTTGACGCTGTTGTGAAAGGCAAGAATCTGGAAACGGATGACATTCTTGTTCTTGCGGATCGAATCAAGCGGGCAATTGATGAGGCCGCAAGACTTCAAGAAGGCGTCGCCAACGTCGAACAGGCGAAAGCGGCTGCATGTCGCGAAGCTTCAGCGGGAATCAAGACTGACGTCGAAACTGACGACACTGTTCTCCACAAACTTCTAGAGGCTGCGATCTGCCACGAACAGGATCTGCGGACCAGATCAGAATCAGCTATTCAGCAGAATATCAAAGTCGCTTCGGCTCGAAGTTCGATTGAATTGGCTCGTAATGAAACGGCGTCACGGTCGGCTGAATCACTTCGGATTCTGGAGGATGACGCCAAGCAATCGATGCTGAATGCTCAGAAGGAACTCGATGCAAAGCGTGAAGAAAAGATCAGGCTGATTGCAAAGCTCGATGAGGAATTAACAGACGCTGCAACGGCTTCAACATTGGCCGACGAACGATGGCAAAGCGTGTCACGAGAATTGGCTACCGCCGAACAGTTCGAACTGACGATCAAGGATCTTCAGGAAGTTGTTGCAGCTGGTGAAGTGGCTGGACCAACCGAGCAGGAATTGGCTGACGCTGCCGACGCGGTCGCAAACTGCCGGGCCTCGATCGATCTTGGCGTTCTGGCTCGTCGGGCAAAGGAGCAGAATGATAAGGCGAAGGCTCACGCCTCTGCCGAAATCGCGGCCTCACAGAAAGCATTGTCTCTTCGGGAAGCAGCCAAGCGTGTGGATGATGTTCTCTCGGAACAGATTGCAAAACTCGGGGTCGCATTGCAGGTCAAGGCTGGACGACTTGTCACAAAGACAAAACGCGGTTCAACGCTCTACGCGGACTTGTCAGACGGCGAACGATGGAAGATCGCAATTGATATCGCCACGGAAGCGGTCGACTTCGACGGGATGCTGTTCATTCCACAGACGGCATACGAAGGGCTTGACCCGAGCAATCGTCGGCTGATCAACGAGCACCTGAAGAAACGCAAGGTTGTTCTTCTCACTGCGGAATCGTCAGACGGTCCAATTCGGGCGGAAGTCGACAACTTCGCAGCGGTCTAATTTTTCAAAAACATCATCACTTCGAAAGATGAACCATGTCCACAGCAACAATCGTCGACAAGAAACAGAGCGGTCAGCCAACGACTACTGTACTTTCCAAGGAAGAAAAGTCGGTTGAATTCATTCCGATTGGCGAGAAGGACAAGATTGTCCTCACAATTGGCCAAGTCGAAAGCTACCTGTGTGTGAGAACTCGATCAGGCAAAATTGCATGCCGTGAAGACATCATCAAATTCATGATGTTGTGCAAGGCTCAAGGTCTGAATCCGTGGGTCAATGACGCTTACCTCGTCGGGTACGACACCCAAGACGGCCCGAAATTTCAGTTGATCAGTGCGCATCAGGCATTGCTGAAGCGGGCGGAACTCTCAGCAGAATATGACGGCATGGCGTCTGGTGTCTGCGTTCTTTCTGATGGGGTTGTTACCGAGCGGCAAGGTGATCTCGTGATCCAAGGTGAAAAGCTTGTCGGTGGATGGGCGAGAGTTCACCGCAAAGACAGGTCAGTTCCTTCGTACGACAGCCTCAGTCTTGCGACGTTCTCGACCGGCAAATCACGGTGGTCTGCCGACCCAGCTGGCATGATCGTCAAATGTGCTGAAGCCTCTGCATTGCGAAAAGCATTTCCGTCAACGCTGGCGCAAATGTACTGCCGTGAAGAAATGGAACGGCAACTGGAGTTCGGTGGACACGATAAGCCGCAACGGCTCGAACAAACGCATCAGCCAGCAACGAAGTCAGAAGCGCTGGCAACGGTTCTAGCTTCTCGTGTCACATCAACTGGACACCAGTCAAACCAGTCATCTGATGATGACCAGCAACCAGAATCGACGACATCGACCGATACCGAATCGGAACAACAGAAACCAGTCTCTCACATGGTCGATTGTCGGAACCTAGTTGAGTCCAAAGGCTACGAAACTGGCTCGAAGAATCCAGACGGAACGATCGTGTCCGCAACGTTGAATGACGGCAAGTTAATCCTGCTGTGCGAAGTCGACTCGGGACCGAATCCAACCGGCGATTATGTGGTCAACGTGATGGATCAGGACGCGGT